CCAACACCGCACGTCGTCTACCGTGCGAGTTTTTCCCAACTTTCTGATTTCGAGTTATCAATATGGGCGCTAGAGGCTTCCAACCACGACCGGACAGTAGGCGCGGCACCGTCGCCAACGGCGGCGTCATCCCCGAGCCGATCCAGGAAGACATCACCCCGCCAACTTGGTGCAAATCCGATCGGCTGAAGCTCTTCCAAAAGCTCGTCGCCGAGAACCGCGCCGCGGGCGTGGCAATTCGCCAGGTGGACGCCGACCAATACGCCGAACTGGCAGACGCCATGATCGAGCGGCGGAATGAAACCGACGGGCGCACCAAGCTGGCTTGGGGCCGGCAGATAGACGAACTACGCAGCCAGCTCAACATCGGGCCGCGCAACCGGCAACGGGCCGGAATCAAGGACACTCGCAATCCGACGGCTATAAATCCGACGCTGGCGATTATTGCACGTGCAAAACAACGAGGGAACATGGTTTGACGCTGAAGCGGTAGACGCCGCTTGCGCCTTCGCCGAAACGCTCACGCTCACGAAGTCCACAAAGAGCCGGCGCCCGGAGCCGCTGGTACTCCTCCCGCACAGCAAAAAGCTGGTAGCCAACATCTTCGGCTGGAAGCGGCCGGACGCATCGCGACTGATTCGCAAGGTATTCGCATCATTCGGGCGTAAGCAGGCGAAAACGCAGACCGCCGCCATCATCGCTCTGATCGTGTTCTTCCTGGACCCCGAGCCCGAGCAGGAACTGTACATGGCGGCGACCGACGCGCCGCAGGCGTCGATCTGCTTTGAGGCCATCTGGTCGATGATCCGCACGAATCCAGCGCTCATGGATCTGGTCGAGCCGACGCTATCACAGAAAAAGATCGCTCATCGGGAAACCGGCTCGATTATCCGGGCGCTATCCGCTGACGGCAAAGGGAAGCATGGCTATAATCCATCGCTAGTAGTTTTTGACGAGCTGCACGCCTGGGGATCAGCCGAGCAGGAACTACTGGCCGCGCTCACCACCGGCAGCATGTCGCGCCGGGAGCCGCTGGAAATCATCATCACGACGGCCGGAAGCAGCCAAGAGACAATCTGCTACCGCGAATACGAATACGCGAAGCGGGTGCTATCGGGCGATGTCACGGACCCCTCCTACCTGCCGCTGATCTACGAAGTCCCAAAGCACGCCGATTGGACCGATAAAAAGCTCTGGCCGCTGGCGCTGCCGCTCCTCGAAACCGGACACCAAAAGATCGAAGAGTACGAGCGCAAGTTTGACGAGGCCATGGCTCGCCCTGACCTGCAAAACCAGTTCCGGCGCCTGTACCTGAACCAGTGGACCTCCGCAGAAACCCAGTGGATTCCGATTCACGAATGGGACGACTGCGCATCACCCACGCCGATTGACTGGGCGGAACTTCGCCGATATCCCTGCTACGGCGGGCTCGACCTCGCCGCGGTCCACGATCTCACGGCGTTCGCGCTGTGCTGGCCGGTGGGCGAAAAAGTTTACTACAAAGTCTGGGCATACCTGCCCGGCGAGCGTATCGAGGACCGGAGCAAGCGCGACGGAGTGCCCTACGCACAGTGGGCGGCTGACGGCCACATCCGGCTTACTCCGGGAACTACAACTGACTGGCGCTATGTCACCGCACACATCAAAGAACTGGCCGATGAGTACGACATCAAGGCCATAGCGTTTGACCGCTACGGGGCGCGCGACACCGCCCGCGAATTGCAAGACGCTGGACTAGACGTGATCGACTTTGGGCAGGGCTACCAGTCAATGAGCCCGGCCTGTAGGCGGTTTGAAAAGCTGGTCTACGACCGGGCCGCCGTCCATGAAGGCTCGCCGCTGGTCCGTTGGTCCGTGGACTGTACGCAGATCACGCAGGCGCCGGGAGACTTGATCAAGCCGGTGAAGCCGGAGCGGATGAAGAACTCGAAGCGAATCGATCCGGTGATTGCCATTGCGATGGCAACCGGAATTGCAATTATCGGCCAGCCGATTAAATCCATTTGGGAAGGAGGCAACCTTGAACCTTTTTGGCAAACTACTAACTAAGCTCGGGGCCTCTGAACCGCCAGATTCTGACTTCTGGTACCGCTCGGTTACGCCGTGCTTCGGCTCATTCCTCGGGCAGTTTGATAGCGCTGAAGGCGCCCTTCGCATCAATGCGGTTAATGCTTGCGTGCGCTTGCGCTCGGAAACCATCGGTTCCCTGCCCTGCCAGGTCTTCCGGCGCACCGGCGACGGCCGCGAACTCGCGCGGGACCACGAACTGTACTATCTCCTCCACGATGCCCCCAACGACGCCATGAGCGCGTTTGAGTTCTGGCAGGTGGCCGAGCAATCCCTCTGCACGGACGGCAACTTCTACGCCCTGATCCAGCTCGACGGCCGCGGCAAGGTGCGCGAGCTGATCCCGCTAGAGTCCTCGAAAATGGACGTTCGAAAGGACGCGGAAACTGGGCTATTGGTCTTCCTGTACCGCGAAGGCGCCGTCACGCGCGAGTACGTGCAGGGCGACATCCTTCATATCCCCGGCATGGGCTACGACGGCGTGACGCGGCTGAAGGGGATGAGCCCGCTGGCCTACATGCGCCAGTCGCTCGACCTAGCGGCCAGCGCCGAAACCTATGGGGCGAACTACTTCCGCAACAACGCGGCGCCAATGGCGTACATCACCGGGCCGAACGCGATTTCTGATAAGTCAAAATTCCAGCTCCTCGATTACATGATGCAGCGCTTCGGCGGCGTCAAGAACGCCGGCAAGCTGGGCATCCTCGACGGCGGCATGGAGATCAAAACGGTGCCCGTGAACCACACGGACATGCAGTACCTTGAACTCCGCAAGTTCCAGATCGAAGAGATCGCCCGCGCCTATCGCGTGCCATTGCACATGATCGGCGAACTGGCGCGATCCACCAACAACAACATCGAGCATCAGGGCCTCGAATGGTCAACCAACACCATCCGGCCCGAGTGCACCCGCATCGAACGGCGCATCAACATGCAGCTATTCGGGCCGCGCGAGTCCGCCGTATTCTATGCCGAGTTCAATTTGGATGCACTCATGCGCGGGGATTCTGCGGGCCGCGCGGCTTACCTTTCCGCTATGCGAAACATCGGCGTGTTGAATGCGAACGAAATTCGCGCCATCGACAACCGCAACCCATACGAAGGCGGCGAAGTGTACATGGTTCAAGGCGCGATGATCCCGGTGGCGATGGCCGGGCAGACACAACAGAAGGCGGTGGCGCAGTGAAAACGACATTCATCCTTGGCGGGCAAGTCCTTGCCGAAAGTGCCGACGCGAAAGCACCGCGCGAAATCATGTTCTACGCTGGCACGCCCGTGCTGCGCACTGATGGCCGGAAGATGTTTCACCTCTCGTTTTCCATGGAACCGGACGCGGTAGACCTTTCTCTCCTGAATAGCGGCCGGGCTCCGTTCGTAGTGGATCACGTCGAAGACATCGACCACACGTTAGGCGTCATCGAGCGCGCCGAAATCAAAGGAACCGGTCGGGCCTTCGTCCGCTTCTCAGACCGACAGGAGATGGCCGGGCTCATCGGCGACATCAAAAGTGGCGTGCTCGCCAACGTCTCCATGGGCGCGCGAATCACCGGCGAGCTCGTAAAGGCCGAACCGGTCGAGACTGGCGTTCCGCACCTTCGCGCTACCAAGTGGCAGCCGTTCCACGTCTCGCTCGTCTCGCGCGGGGCCGACCCGTCCGCCCAATTTCTGAGTGACTGCCAAATGGAAGTACCGGCAGAACTTTTCACCGACCTTTCTGCACCCACTGGCGCGGCCAGCGAAGCAGATCAGAGCGAACAAAAGGCACGCCTGGCGCTGGCAATCAAACAGCGCCGTTTCCGCGTCCTTGGCCGCTAACCAATAACCAACCCGCGCCACAAGCGCAAAGGGGCAACCATGAAAAAGAAGCTACTCATTGAGAAGCTGGCCGCAACCACGGCCGAATATGAAGCGCTGCTGAAGGCGTCCGACGCCGCGGCTGATGTCGTAGCCCACCTCGCCACGACCGACGCCAAGGAAGCGGAATTGAACGGCATTAAGGCCGAACTGGCCGCCATCGAAGCTCTGGAAGCGAAGGCGAAGGCCAACGCGACGCGCGAACCGGGCCGGGTGACCAGCGACAACGAAGCGAAGCGGCCGTTTGCCAACTTCGGCGAGCAGCTTGCGGCCATTGCCTACGCCCAGTCGCCGGCTGGCTCGTTCCACGGCTACGGCGGGCAGATCGACAAGCGCCTGTTTGAGACGAACCTGGCCGCCTCTGGCGTCAATTCGACTGTCCCGAGCGAAGGCGGGTACTTGGTCAGCACCGACTTCTCGACGGTCCTGATGCAGAAGGCCGCCGAAATCGGGCAGATCGCGCCGCTGGCGTTCGATGTGCCGATTGGCGAAGGCTCGGACGGTATCGAGCTGCCGTACATCGACGAAACCTCCCGCGCCACCGGCTCCCGCTGGGGCGGCGTGCGCGTGTACCGTGCCAGTGAGGCCGACGCGCCCACGTCCACCAAGCCGAAGTTTGCCCGTCACGACCTCAAGCTGGAAACCCTCAAGGGATTGGCCTACGTGACGGACCGGCAGTTGCGGAACGCTCCGGCCACCAGCACCATCCTGGAGCGCGCGTTTGCGTCCGAGATGGCGTTTGTGAAGGATAACGAAATCTGGCGCGGTACCGGCGTCGGCCAGTGCCTTGGATTTGCGACGCAGAGCTACGAAGGCGCTTCGCTGCTGGTTTCAGTGACCAAGAAATCGGCGCAGACCGCCGCCACCTTCGTCATTGAAAACGCCACGTCGATGCTGTCCCGTTTGCTCGCCAGCCCCGGCGACACGATCCGCTGGTTCATCAACCGCGACGTTACCGGCCAACTTCCGCTAATGACCATCGGCCAACAGCCGGTCTTCCTGCCCAACGGAAACGCCTCCGGCTCGCCGTACTTCGGCACGCTGTTTGGCTACCCCGTGGTCATCGTGGAGCAGGCCGAAACCCTCGGCACCGCGGGCGACGTGGTTCTGGCGAATATGTCCAAGTACGTGACGATTTCGCAGGGCGGGCTGCGCTCGGCTCAGTCCATGCACGTCCGTTTCATCTACGACGAAATGACGTTCAAGTGGTCCACGGATTTCAACGGGCACGCGATGGTACGCAAGCCGCTGACGCCGTTCAAGGGCAGCGCCACGCAGTCGCCGTTCGTCACGGTCGAAACCCGCAGCTAACCAATTCCACCGGGCGGGCGGCGCGTAGTCGCCCGCGCATGAAACGAAAGGGAAACCAATGCGTTACGAAGAACTTCAGAATCAGCATTTCATCAAGGGCCTTGATCCGGTGGCCGATGCCTTCGCGGGCACTGTTTCATCCGATGTGGTCGATGTTTCCAACCATCAGGGCGTGCTTTTCGTCGTCTATAAGGGCGTCGGCACCACTGGCACCAGCACGATCACGGTCGAAGCCTGCGACGACGTGACGCCGAGCAACACCACGGCGGTTCCGTTCTACTACAAGGCCATCACCAGCACTGACGTGCAGGGCGCCGTTACGGCCGCCACGTCTTCCGGGTTCGCCACCACGGCCGGTTCCTCGCAACTCTACGCCGTCCAGGTGGACGCGCAGGAACTCGCCAGCGCGGGCTACAAGTACGCCCGGCTGAAGGCCGTTGAGGTGGTCGATTCGCCCGTGTTGGGCGGCATCGCTATCGCTCTCATCGGTCCCAAGTTCGGCGGATCCGCCACCAACACCGCTATCGACTAGTCCTCTCCTCTCGCCTGACCGGGGCGGCTCCTCCGCCCCGCCGTTTTAGTCATACAGCAGGGAGTCAATTGACCCAGCCGACAAAACTGCGCCACAGGCGCACGTAATCGGAACAGGGAATGACCGCCAAGCATCCGGCCCGACCTTTTCGGGGCTATCCCAGATAACATCGTGCGGCCGGTGGCACGTCGGACACTCAACGCGATCAGGCATAGCCAATTATCCCATGACCTCCCACGCCTACCAAATCGTCGCCCCTCCAACCGAATTTGCCATCACCGATGCGCAGATGGAGGCCCACGCGCGTGCTGCCGGCCAACCAGCCGAGCAGTACCAACCTTACGTGCGGGCGGCGCAGGCATACGTTGAGACGATCACCGGGCGCAAGCTAGTGACGCAGACGTGGAAGTGGTTCCTCGACTCGTTCCCATGCGGCGACCGGCTGGTGATGCCGTTCGGCCAACTTCAAAGCGTCACCCACGTGAAATACACCGACACGGCGGGCACGCAGACGACGTTTTCGGCGGACTACTGGGAAGTATCCACCGCCCGTGATCCGGGCGTCCTGGCGCTGTCCTACAGCCAATCCTGGCCATCCACAACCCTGCGCGTCCTCGACCCGATAGAGATTCAATTCGTTTGCGGGTGGACCACGGCAGCCGATGTGCCATACGAGATTCAGGCGGCTATTCTTTTGATCGCCGCGCACCTCTACGAACACCGCGAAGATGTCGTCCTCGGCAACTCGGCCAGCGTCGAATCGAAGGCGCTGGAGCTCGGCAGCCGGGCGCTGTTGGTGAATTGGAGGATCTGGTAATGCGCGCCGGCACCCTCCGCCACTGGCTCCTGATCGAACAGAAAAGCCTATCCGTCGATGCCAACGGCGACCGCACGGAAACATGGGCGACATTTTCCGAGTGCTGGGGCTCCATCGAAACCAGCGGCGGGCGCGAGTTCTTCCAGGCGAAGCAGACGATTTCCGACCTATCGCACTCCATCACCGTTCGATTCAAGGCCGGGTACACGCCCGATATGCGCGTGAAGTTCACGGACCCGAAGAACTCGAACGCAGCCCGCTACTTCAACATCCGCGCCATCGCCAACCCCGACGAGCGCAACGAAATGCTTTCGCTCCAATGCTCTGAGGTCACGATTTGAATATCAAAATCGAAGGCATGGTCGAGCTCGCCGGGCAACTGGAGAAGCTCAAGAAAACCGCGCAAGGTGCCGAAGTGCGCGCGGCGTTGCTCGACGGGGCGAACCTCATCAGCGACGCGGCCAAAGCCCGCGCACCAGTGGCGCCCTACCCAACGAATTACCGGGGCCGGGCCATTGCGCCGGGCGGGCTGAAAAGATCGCTCTCCGCCGCTCCTGGGCGGCAATTCAAGAACTTCCTCCAAGCCTACGCCTACACGCTCAAGCAGGCGGCGCCGCACGCGCATCTGGTCGAGTTTGGGACGAAGGCGCACACGGTCAATCCGAAGGATAAGAAGTTCCTCATGTTCGGCAACCTGTTCAAGCGCTTCGCCAAGAAAGTGCAGCACCCCGGCAGCCGCCCTATTCCGTTCTTCCGTGACGCTATCCGCGCGCAGCGCAACAACGTGAAGCGCCTTCTGGAATCGCGCGTGAAGGCCGCATTCGACGCACTCGGGCGGGCCGCATGAGGATCTACCAGGCGCTCTACAAGTACCTCCAGACCATATCGGCCATCACCGACCTGACCGGTACGCGGGTGTACGACATGCACGCCGATCAAGGGCGCGTAGTGGACTATCCGGCCATCGTCATCGAAGTGATCGACTCCGCTCCGTTCCATTCCATCGGCTCGATTGCGCCGACGGCCACACGCCGCCCGGTGGCGCTGTACTGCATGGCGCAGGGCAACCCGAAGGCCGCGGAAGACTTGGCCGATCTGGTCTACACCAATGTCATCAACCACGCCGCCGAAATCACCACGGCGGCCGGATCGCTGACGGTCTACAGCACGCACCTCAACGGGCGCCGCAATGAGTTTGAACACGACCTGGAGACGAGCGCAAAGCTCTACTCCGTGGTCCTTGAATTTGACATCATCCACGCCATTTAGGCGCGGGTGCCGGCGGCACGTCGTGAGATGTTCCGCCACCCACTTCTAGCTATCGCCGTAAGGCGAAAGGAGCCCCTATGGCTGTAATGGTAGGCAATGCTGCCGCGCTCAAGATCGGCACGAACACAATCGGCGAAATGGACAATTGGTCCCTTGACGTTCAGACCGGACTCGAAGAGACGCAAGCCTTCGGCGACACCTGGAAGGAACGCACCTCGACCATCAAGGAATGGAGCGGCAGCGGTTCCGGCCGCCTAGACACCGCCGATACCAACGGCCATGTTGCGTTGAAGACCGCCTTCCTCGCCGGCTCCACGGTCGCTATCCGGTTCTACGTGGACGGCACGAATTACTACAGCGGGAACGCCTTCGTTCAGGCGTCATTCTCCGCGCCGGAAAACGGCCACATCACCGCCTCCTACACCTTCACCGGAACCGGCGCGCTGTCATACACCTAAGGAGCCACCATGGCCGTACTCGCAGGAAACGCAGCCGACATCTACATCGCCACCGGATCGGGCACCGCCATGACGGGGGAGGCAGTAACCTCCCTCGGTGGCGGCGTCTACCAGATCACGGACACGGCGAAACGGGCGATCAATCCCAACGCGGCCGTTACCGTGCTCGATGGCGTCTCGACCGTGCCGAAGGCCAACTATCAAATTGGCTGGGCATCGGGGAAGATCACCCTCACGAATGGGTACACCGCCGGCGGAACAATCACGATCACCGCCGAATACCTGACGCTGGCGCAAGCGGCGCAGGCCTACGAATGGTCCTATGATTCCGAAGTCATCACCGAGGAGTCGCAGACGTTCGGCGACACGTGGAAAGAGCGGACGTTGGTCATGAAATCCGGCACGATTTCCTTCCAGCGCTTCTACGATAACGCCTACTTCGCCAACACAAACCTCGGCAGCTACTACGTGCTCTACCTGTACACGAACCTCGCCGGAAATGATCGCTTCATGGCCGCCGGGCATATGTCGAGCACCGGCATTGCGTCGGGCAAAAACGAACTCATCAAGGAAAACGTCTCTTTCGCGCTGCACGGCGAAGTGGACTTCTCGACCACGTAATGCACTACGACAAACAGGCGCGGGCGCTCGTCGTGCCCGCGTCTGAAATCAACCGCGTTGAACGCGACGGCGCGGAAATCGACTTACAGAACGGGTGGGTGCTAAACCTTCCCGGAACAATCACGATCACGGCAAAGGAGCCCAATGAGTAAAATCCTGGACCGCGTACTAGCGGCCAAACTGAAGACTGAAGACCTGTTTGTTCCTCAGTGGGGCGAGACGGTCCGCGTGCGAGAGTTTAACGCGGGCGAACGTGTGGACTTCGTGAAAGATGCCCAAACCCAGACGCGCCTAGCGACCGTTCGCGCTGTGATCGCGTGTACACTTGACCCCGAAAACGACAATCCAATCTTCGAGCGTGCTCACGTGGATATGCTTGTCACGAAGTCCGCCGCGGCCGTCGAGCTGATCGGCGAAAAGATCCTCAAGCTGTCCGGCATCCTCAAAGACGCCGCCGAAGACCTTGAAAAAAACTCACAGGCGAGCGCCTAAGCCTATTCGCGCTCGCTGAACTTCTCCATATGCCCGTGTGCGAACTCAGCACGCGGATGTCCTCCTCTGAGATGACCGAATGGGCCGCCTATCTGCGCATTAAAAACGCGGAGATGGACAAGGCCGCGAAGTCCCAGCAAGCCCCTTCTACTCCCACGCGACGCCGGTAAACTCATGCCAATCCTCTCAAACCTGATCGTTCGCATTGGGGCAAGTACCGACGATTTCGACAAGCAGGTGGACCGCTCGCTGAATAAAGTGAAGCGGTTTGCCTCCGACGTCACGGCAGCCGGCACCGCGCTATCCATTGGGTTCTCCGCGCCGTTGATCGCCGCGGGCGCCGCCGCCATCAAGGCCGGTTCCGACATGGAATCGCTCACCATGGGCCTCAAAGCCGTGATGAAGACGAGCGAAGCCACGGCCGCCGAAATGGCGAAGCTGCGCGACGTGGCGAAGCTGCCGGGCCTCGGGCTGGAAGAGGCCGTAAAGGGCACCATTCGTCTTCAGATACTCGGCAATTCCGCCAACGAATCGCGCCGCATCATGGCCGAACTCGGCAACGCGCTGGCCGTCGTCGGTGGCGGGCGTGAGGACTTCAACGAGGTCATCCGCCAACTCTCCCAACTGGGCGCCGTCGGCAAGGTCACGAAAGAAAACCTCGACCCGATCATTGAGCGCATTCCCCAACTCGCCGCCATCATCAAGGAAAAGTTCGGCGCCGAAGCGCTGGGCGATCCCGCGAAGACGTTCGAGCGCATGGGGGTTTCGTCGCAGAAGTTCATCCAGATCATCACCGACGAACTGGCAAAGGGCGAGCGCGCGGGAAACACGTATAAAAACTCCTGGGAAAACATTCAGATGGCCGCGAAGGACGCGGCGGCCGAGTTCGGCAAGACACTCCTGCCTATCGCGCAGCGCGTGTTAGACGACTTCCTGACGCCGGGCATTGAGAAGGCGAAGGCGCTGGCGACGGCGTTTGGCGAATTAAACCCAGCCACTCAGAACTGGGCGCTGGCGCTCGGCTCTATCGTCGTGGCTACGCCAATCGTAATTACCGGCCTAGCTGCAATGGTCGAAAAGGGCGCGCTGGTCGTCGGCGTACTAAATAAAGGCATCCCGATTGTAAAAGCGTTTGCGGGCAGCCTGTCTCTCGCGGGCGTGGCGGCTGGCGCTGCCGCGGCTGGCGTTGGCTTGTTCCTGAAATGGCTGATCGACCATGGCGGTAAGCCGGTGGACACGACGGCGCAAGCCATCGACAAGCTGAACGAGCGTGTTGGCACCGGAATGCCTGTGGCTTTCGGCGCTGGAACGGCTGCCATTGTCGGCTTTATGCGGCTACTTCCACCAACCACGGAAGAGGTGAAAAAGCACGGCGATGAGCACGAGAAATCGGGCAAAAAAGTAGCGAAACACGCATCTGAACTAGCCGCACTCCTCAAGCAGACGTTCGCGTCTGCCGTTGAGCATAAGTCGCTGTCCTTGATTCTTTCCAATTATCAAGACCACGTAAGTAAAGCGGCTGAATTAAGTCAAAAGTATGGGTCCACCAGTATCGACGCGGCTATTGGCGTTGCCAAGCTCGCCAATGCGCAATTTCTGTTAAATCGCCAACTCTCCGACGCCCCCGACTTGGGCGGACTCGGCATTGATTTCTCGAAGCTGCCGAAGGCACAGATGCCCACATTCCCCGGCTCTGGAAACGTCGGCATGATGAGTGACTTTCCCGGTGCTGGCAAGGCGTTCCCAAATGTCGGGTCGCAAGGCATGATTACGCCTGAGCGGCTGGAACAGCTCAAGCAGCAACACAAGGAACTGGGCAAGGTCGGAAAAGCCGCCTATCAACAGATTTCCACCGTTGCCACCGACCTCTCCCGCGGCATCACCGACATAATTTTGAAGGGCGGCAAGCTAGGCGACATGCTGACCAACGTGGCCAAACAGGCCGCGCAGTCCATCACTCGCCTACTGATCGAAGGCGCGCTGAAAAAGCTGACCGACAAGCTATTCGATGTCGGCGGGCTGATGGGCAAGGTGTTCGGCGGGGGCACTGGCGTTGTCAAGTCCGTGACGGACGGCATGGGCGATTTAGGCGGCGCGGCCGGGAAAGTCAGCGGCGGTATCGGCGGCGCAGCCTCTGCGGCCAGCGGTAGCTTGACCGCCGTCGTCGGGGCCGTCGGTTCCGTCGTCTCGGCAATTTCCGGCGTGATCGGAAACTTCCAGATGGCCGGGATGAATAAAACGCTCGATATCATCGCGAAGCACACACTCCAGATCGCCAACGACCTCGCCAACCTCCGCGCCGATTCCTGGCTGCGCGAAGGTCACCTAATGGCCAAATTGGACGACATGTGGAAGACCAACCTCGGCATCTACGACCTGCTGGGCCGTGGCGCGGTGGCGGGCGGCGGCGCGTCGGTCGTCATCAACCTCAACGGCGGCGATCCGAAAGCCGCGCTCGAAGAAATCACTCGGACCCTGAAGCAGTACGGCGTCATCCCACGCGGCTAACCCTTGCCCACCCCCATCGTAAAAATCGACGGAACCACCGTCTCCGCAAAGCAGGGCACGCTAGATATGTCCTATTCGCTCGGCTCCCGCGCCGGGCTGAGTGTGACGGTTATCAGCGAAGACGGCAGCTATCGCCCGGTCGTCGGCAAAGACCTCGAACTATTCGAGGGAGCGACGAAACTATGGGCTGGCTCAGTGGACGAAGTGGACGAATTTTCGATCACGGAAGCCAACCCGACCGGGCGCTATTATGCCATCCGCGCCGTTTCCTGGGAACAGTACCTTGACCGCCGCTTCTGCTACAACACCAGCACCGGCCGCCCGCTGATTTATGAGCGCAACTTTGAGTACACCGCCAACGCGGGCACGGACACGCTGACCTGCACGGTCGCGCATAGCCTCAGCAACGGCGACAAAGTGCGCGTCAAGGCGCACGCCAACGGCACGGTTCCAGGCGGGCTCTCGGCCACCGTCGAATACTTCGTGATCTCCGCCAGCGGCGCGGCGCTGCAGCTCTCCCTCACCAGCGGTGGCGCCGCCGTCAATATCACGGACGCCGGCACGCTCGACCAAATTCTCGTCACCAACCGGGCCGGACTGATCGTATCAGCGTTGCTGACCGACGCGGCCACGTCCGAGCCAATTGGAACCGCCAACATCGACAGCGGCGCGGTGGTCGATACCGTCATCTTCGACGCCGGCACATCCGTCTCGGAAGCCATCGCCGCCCTGGCAGATGCCTCGAACTATGTGTGGTGGATTGACGAGGAGCGCGATCTATTTTTCAAGCCGCGCACCTTTGCAACCGCGCCGTTTTCGATCAACAACACCAGCGGCAACTACCGCAACATCCGCGTGCGCACCACGCGCGAGGACAAATGCAACTCCGCGCTCGTCAACGTCGATATCGAGCAAATCGGGTATGAGGACGAATCCTTCACGGGCGACGGCTCCACCGTCAAATGGTCCCTCGCCAACCCCGTCGGGCAGATCGTCCGCGTCCAGGTGAACGGCGAGGACAAAGAGTTCGCCCAATGGCTGACCGACTCCGACCGGGCCTACTACTACGAAATCGGCAAGGTCTACATTCGGCAAGATGCCGACGAAACCGTGCTTACGGCGGCCGATACGTTGCGCGTGGTCTACCGGAAGTTCGGTGCCAACACAATCTCCGAAGAAGACTCCGGCGACATTTCCAGCACCGCCACGCTCGAAGGCAACAGCGGCATCTATGCGCTGCCGTTTGACCGCCCCGGCATAGGGCAGCAACAGGCCAGCGTTGAAGGCTTGGCGCTAGTGGCGGCGCGCAAGAACAACGCCGTCGAGATCACCTACGAAACCGACCAGCAAGTAGAGGCGACATGCCACACGCTGCGGCCGGGGCAACTTCAGACCATTGCTAATAGCTACTTCAACGTCTCCAGCGGCACATATTTGATCCGCGAAGTTTCCCTCCGCGATGTCTATGGGCAGTGGTTGCAGTTCACCGTCAAAGCCATCAGCACAAACCGGCTGGGCGGCGCGGTCGAGTTCTGGAGGGCCATTGCGGGCGGCTCGTCTGGCGGCGGTGCCACCGGCTCGTTTGTGGCCGGCGGCTCGACCGGCACTGGCGGCAGTTCAACGCCCATCGAAATTACGCTGACGGCCAATACCACCATCGCTAGCCCGTACACGCCCACGGCGGCTGACCTGTTGACCGTCTACGTGACGCAGGGAGCTGGGCCGTACACGATCAGCTTCGATTCCGACTTCAATACGAATTTCGGTTCCACGCTCCCTGGAAAAAATGGCGCGGTGACGTGCTTCCAGTTCCGCGGGCGTGCCGACGGCAAGTGGTGGGCGGTATGCGCGCCCTATTCGGTTCTCTATGAATAAACCCATCATCCTTTGCGCCCTGGCCGCCCTGGCGGCGTTCGGGCAGTCACAGACGCCTCTTACCATCACCCAAAGCGCCGGCAGCGCTACGGGCGAACTGCGGATGCAGGAGCGGCGCACGAACGGCCAGAACTACGTCGGTATCAAGGCTCCGCAATCCGTGGCGGCAAATACCGTCTGGGCGCTCCCCACCGCCGATGGCACATCGAACCAATGCCTTTCGACCGACGGCGCGGGTCAATGGGGCTGGCGCGACTGTTCCGGCGCGTCCACGCGCTACCGCATATCAGACTACTTTTGGATTCAGACGCCAGGCGGTTCAATCTCGCCCGGCCTCACGACCGTTACGCTCACTCCGTGCCCGTCCGGCCTGGATGCGACCGACACGAAGCTCTACGTTTACATTTCAGGCGGCACCGGTACCGCTGAAGCCGCTCCTCTATCAGTCAGCGGTGGCGCTGGTACATGCAGCAGCGGAGCGGCAAGCGGCACTATCAAATTCACCGCGGCGAACTCTCATACCGGCGCATGGACCATCCAGAACGCCGGCTTCCGCGAGACAGAGCGCATTGCCGATCACGGCGATATTTTGCTCATCACTAACGTTGACGTTTACGAGCGAACAGTCATCGAGAAGGGCTTAACACTCGAAGGTGGTGGGGGTGGTGGCGTGCGATCAGTCATCACCGCGCACGGCGATATCGTGGCGATCGACGTGGACCTTGCCGCGCCTGTCACCATGTCGAATTTTTCGATCATGGCGGCATCACCGCAAGTTTCGGCCGGCGCGGCGGTTCGGCTGGGCGTGGACGGGTCAACTAATCACAACTGCGGATCGAAGATTGACAACCTGTTTATCTACCAGTTCTACTACGGCATCCACCTCAAGGACGGCTGCAAGCCGGTCATTACGCGCAACGAGATCGCGGACTCCACGAAGTACGGCATCTACGCGCAGAATATTTTTAACCCAGACGGCGGCGACGGATTCATCGCGCACAACACCATTGGAAACACGCCAGCGGCTGATGCTGCGATCCGCTACGAAAGCGGCGGCGGGCTGAAGATCATCGACAACAAGATTCTCAACAATTTTCAGTGGGGCGTAGACCTATACCCGAACAGCGGCGCCTCGACTGGGCAACTGTACATTACGTCGAACAGCTTTGACCGCATGAAGGCGGGCGGTATCCGCGCGTCTGGTACTGACGCGTGGTACGGCGTGAACGTGCTTGGGAATATCATCATCGACGCTGGCGAGGACGGCACTTTTACTTGCGTGGAGTTTGCTAATCCGGGCATGGTGGGCGGCTCGTTCATCGGCAACATGTGCCAGAGCGGACAGTACGCCGTCACCGCTTCGCAGGGTACCCAGATCCGTATCGGCCGAAACAACTTTACCGGCAGTGAAGTCATCAACTCCAGCGTGGACATAGACCTCGATTCTCCGCTTGAAACCACGCACGCGAATATCCCTACCGACGCGCTCGACGGATCGGTGATGTATTGCACCGACTGCACGTCTACGGGCGCGGCAAGCGGCACAGGGGCGGCCATTTACCGGGTTAATGGCGCGTGGTCAACGTCGTCCACTGGGCTGATGAATATCAGCCAGGGCGGGGATACGTTTGGCGCTGATATGCACATCGGGACCGATGACTCGCACGACGTGCTGATCTACCGGAATAACGTACTGACTGGTCAGTATGCAGCTGGGCAAGTGGTCACATACGGATATCACACCGTCGCCGATAACGGGACGACCATGCGGATGCAGCCGGGGACTGGCGTGGGCAATTTCGGCAATTTTACGAATCACCCGATAGACTTTTACACTGATTCAGCGGCGCGGTGGCGCCTGAGTGCAACGGGTATGCTGCATCCCTCGGTGCATGACGCGGTGGATGCCGGGTTGACCGGAACGCGAATTAGGGGCGTTTACGCCAAGTTCGGCGAGTTTTATAAGTCTGGCAGCACGGCGTCTGCGGACTACCTGACCACGCGAAAATACAACATCCTCGACCAGTCCGGCGGTACAGGCGTGTGGGATATTCAGGCGTCTGGTTCGATGGCTGCAACGTCATCTATCAAGATTCGGGATAACGCCGGAAGCCGCTGGCTCGAAGCTTATCGCGCCTTGGGTGGCACGCCTCTCAAATATACTTCCCTTTTCGGGCATCTCTACCCGGCAAAACGCCTCATCGCCGATGGTGACGCGGTAGATGATTCTGTGTTTGGTGACCTCGGCGCAACCTCCGCCCGATGGGCCAACATTTACGGCGCTGCGGCTGACCTTTCCGGCGCTCTTACGGCATCGGGCAACATCACCGGGGCCATCATCAACGCCACTGGGTCGCCTGCCTACAGGGTTGGCGGAACAACGGTCATTGATTCGGCGAGGGCCGCGTCACTGACCAGTGCGACTGTCACTGCTGGATCTGCTGGATACATCAACCTGACGAACGTGGTTAACTCTACGCAAGGCGTCTACGGCTCGTGTATGGCGCTTTCCGCCACGGACACCGCCACCACCAATACCTACGTGGCTGGCCGCATCTGCGGGCGATACGACACGGCGTCCTTTACCGACGAACTCATCACGATCCAGACGGCAACCGGTGTTGGCGCATACGATACGGCCATCAGTATCAAAAATCAAGCCGTCACAGTTACTGGAGTGCTTGACGCTGCGACCTTCAACGCTACCGGCTCACCAGCTTATCGCGTGAGTGGAACAACGGTTATCAACGCCAGCCGAGAGGCCACGTTTGCGGGCCTCACCATCGCCACAGGCGCGGCGTCTGGCTACGTGTGGACCTCGGACGGTTCCGGCGTTGGCTCCTGGCAAGCGGCGGCTGGCGGGCTTCCCGTTGTGGACACCACCGGCATCGCCAAAGGCTCATCGGACGCGACAAAGATCGCGCGCCTGGAAGTGGACGGGCTGACTACCGGAACGACGCGCGTGCTGACCGTTCCGGATGCCGATTTCACCATCGCTGGCCTGAACAACACGCAGACATTCAGCTTCCCGCAAACAATCGCGATCGCCAGCGTGCAGAACCACTTGACCCTCTCGCAAACCAACAGCACCGCCACTTACGACCCGGCGTGTTTGGTCCTCGCGTCTACGGATACCGTCACCAGCACTATCTATGGAGCCGCGCGGGTGTGCTCTGGGTACGAGTCGGCAGCATTCACAGATGAAAAATTTGC